CTAAATGGGTTTGGTTCTTACCTGTTCTCTCCCCTGTTCTCACTACTGGGAACGGCTAAAACCTTTGCTATCACTATCTTATATATATATGTTCTCTATGTTCTCTATGTTTTATATATAAATATAATAATAGGTATATTAGGGGTATATATAGGGTTAGGTAAGTCTTAAGCATTTCTGGGAACACATGGGAACGTGGGAACATCTACTAATCTTAAATAAGTCTCAAATTACACAAATGTCATATTGCCTCTTTTGCGTGTAACATTTACTTAAGTCTATTTTTTAATGGCAAAAATTTCAAAGGCCGAAAAAGAAGTTAGAGTAAATAAATTCGCTGAAATTATCGCTAATGGCGGTAGAAGATCTGATTGCGTGAAATATGCTGCCGAGAAATGGGGGCTACAAGAAAGAGCTTGCCAACCTTATCTCAAGCTTACAAAAGAAAAGTTAAAGGCTGATTTTGACATTGAAAGACCTCAAATGGTGGCTGAACTTTTAAATCAAGCCGCAACTTTACAAGTTGAAGCCAGAAAGAAAGGACATTTGCACATTGCTTTAGGTGCAATAAACACCGCAGCCCGATTAGCACAGATTGTTTCGTGAGTATTCTAGATACAGCGAAAGCTGGAAATGTTTTATATCAAATTGGTGCTTATGATTTACCGACAACATCAGAAGCTATAGATCGTATATCTCAAGATTTGTTGCCGCATCAATCAAAATTCTGTGATGACCTCGACCACAGAAAACTTGCTTTAGTTTGTGGATTTGGTGCTGGCAAAACTCATGCGTTAATTTCAAAATCTTGCATATTAGCAGCTTTAAATGTTGGTCATGTTTCTGCAATTTTTGAACCTACAGCACCAATGCTCAGAGATATTTTGCAAAGAACAATGAATGAGCTTTTGGATCAATGGCAAATCCCTTACAGTTTCAGAGCATCACCACTTCCTGAGTACAATCTGGAATTTAAAGAAGGCACTCATACAATTTTGTTAAGGACGATGCTTACATACCAAAGATTGCGAGGTCAGAACCTTTGTGCTGTTGGATTTGATGAGGCAGACACTATACCAAAAAGAGAAGCGGAGCAAGCAATGAATATGGCACTGGCTAGGCTTAGATCAGGTAATGTGCAACAGTTTTATGCAACAACAACTCCAGAAGGTCATGGCTGGGCTTTTGAAACATTTGAAAAAAATAAAAAATCTGACACAGGATTGATTCAAGCAAAGACAAAAGATAATCCATATTTACCAGAAAACTTTATTCAATCACTCGAAGAGAATTATCCGCCGCAGTTAATAAAAGCTTACCTCTTAGGACAATGGGTCAATTTGACCAGCGGTCAGGTCTATAATAGGTTCTCTAGAGAAGATCATGTTATAGATAAAATCCCATTTGATACAAAGATGGAAACTTTGCTTATAGGTGTAGATTTTAATGTAATGAATTGCAACTGTGTTGTAGGTGTTAGGGATGGTGAAAAGCTAGTGATCATAGATGAAATATCAAAACAAAAAGATACTGATGCTTTGGCACAAGAGATAAAAAGACGCTACCCTTCAAACAGAATATTAGTTTACCCAGACGCAAGTGGTTCAGCACGTTCAACGATTAACGCATCAAAGACAGACATCGCAATTCTCGAAAGTTACGGATTCCGTTCAATGGCTCTCAAAAGCAATCCCTTTGTCAAAGATAGAGTTGCAACCGTCAATGCGTTATTACAAAACGGAAAAGGGCAAAGACGTTTGGCGATTTATGCCCACTGTTCACGTTTAATCGAGTGTCTTGAATTGCAAAGCTACGATGAAAAAACAGGAGATCCAGACAAACAAAACGGATATGATCACATGAATGATGCTTTGGGTTATTTAGTATATCGTGAATTTAATTTGCTATATGGTAGAGCAGGCAGACCAACAGGAATTAGAATATATTAAAAGTAATGATACTATGAGGTAAAATCGTGTATAGTTCACTAAATATCTACGATAAACAATTATCTATAAAAGCTAAAACTGTAGATTCTCCAAATGCAGCCTATCAACGTATGGCTACATTTTGGCCTTTGATAGAAGATCTTTTGGCAGGAAGTGTGAAAATTAAACAAGAGCACAGAAAATATTTATTTCCAGAACCAAGAGAAAGTACAGAAAGTTATGATTCGAGATTAAATCGAAGTGCAGTTGTACCATATTTTCAAAGAATTGAAAAAATGTTGGCGGGTATGCTTACAAGAAAATCAGTACGTCTTGAGGATGTATCTGATACAGTATTACAGCAGCTTTTTGATATAGATTTAGAGCAAAATGACTTAAATGTCTGGTTATTTAATACAGCAAGAATAGCAATTTCCTTTGGTCATGTAGGAGTTTTAGTTGATGCACCAAAAGAAGGAGACAAAACAAGACCATATTGGGTTACATATAAACCCTCTGATATTTTAGGCTGGCGGACTGAAATAATAAATGGCATAAGAGAATTGACGCAAGTGCGTTTATTAGAAAATGTTGTTGAACCTGATGGCAAATATGGAGAAAAAATTATTACACAAATAAGAGTTTTAGAGCGTGGAAAATATGAAATACATAGAAAAGATGATAAGAGAAGTGGGTTTAGATTATATGATCAAGGACAAATGAGCTTAAAAGATAAAATACCTTTTTCTGTTGCTTACTCTAATAGGATTGGTTTTTTTGAAAGTCGCAGTCCTTTGTATGACATAGCAGAGTTAAATCTTAAGCATTATCAAATTCAATCAGATCTTGATAATATTTTACACATTAGTTCAGTTCCTAATTTAGTTGTTTATGGTTATCCAAATGCTGATGAAATAACTACTGGTCCAAATGAAGCATTATCATTACCACCAGAATCTAAAATGGAATATGTTTCACCAGCGTCAGACAGCTTTGATGCAATATTTACAAGATTAAATGACTTAAAAGAACAAATAAATACATTATCATTAGCTGCGGTGCTTGGACAAAAATTAGTTGGCGAGTCAGCGGAAGCCAAAAGGATAGACCGTTCACAAAATGACAGCACTTTAATGGTGTTAGCTCAACAAATGCAAGATTTAATAGATAATTGCTTACAGTTTCATAGTCAATATTTAAATGAACCAAAAGCGGGAACATGCACTGTTAATAGAGATTTTGTTACTGCTAGGTTAGATCCACAAGAAATTACAGCATATACACAGCTATTTAGCCTTGGTGGTATAAGTCATGAGACCTTATTAACACAATTGTATAACGGTGAAATATTAGGCGATGATTTTTCAGTAGAAGAAGAAATTGAAAGTTTACAAAAAGGTGGTTTAAAAGAAATTGAAGAGGATCTATGATAAATGAGTACCATAGAAGCATTTTATAGAGAGGCAATTGATTTAAACAGATATAGCAATAAAGTTCAATTTCAGATTGCAAGTCAATTTAATGAGGTAATTTTAGACGTATTAAGAAAGATTAGGGATGTAGAAGGCAATACTAGAGCTTCAGAAGCTAGATTGCAGGCAATTTTAAGCCAGATGGTAGAAAGTTTAAAAGGTTGGGAAAATGAAAGTTCTATTTATATGATTGAAGAGATGCAAAATTTAGCAGAGTTTCAAGTAGGTTTTGTTCAAGATCAATTACAGAAAGTTATTCCTCAAGGAGAATATCAAGTTAACACTGTTGCTGTTTCTCCTGACTTTGCAAAATCTGTTGTGACAAGAGACCCGACTAAACTTAGAATTCGATTGCGTGATAAGGATGGAAATTTTCGATCTGCTCAATTCGCTTTAACAGCAAAAAGAGGATCAGATATTTCATTACCAAATGGTGATACTGTAAAAAAATCATTCAGAGGTGTAGCGGAAAGTTCTGCATCGAGAATATCAAGAGCAGTAAAACTAGGAGTAATAGAGGGAGAATCGTTGCAGAAAATTACTAAAAGATTAAAGGGGCCAAATTTAAGATTTAACAGTAAACCACAAAATACAATTGCTTTACGTAGTGCATTAGTAAATTCAGAAGGAATGTCATTATCAAACAGACAAATACAAACTGTTGTCAGAACAACGGTAAATCAAGTACAAAATGCAGCAAGTCAGGCTGTTTATGCAGCGAATCAAGATATTACAGGACAATATCAATATGTCGCGACTTTAGACGCAAGGACAAGTTCTACTTGTCAAAGGTTAGATGGTCAAATATTTAAATATGATCAAGGACCAGTCCCACCACAACATTTTAATTGTAGATCTACTACTGTTCCTGTTGTTAACTTTGATAAGTTACAGAAAAAATATCCAACCTTGGAAAAACCTACAGTGGGAAAAGTTGTTACAAGACCTAGTGTAAAAGGCAGAGTTCCTCAGAATACAAATTATGCAAATTGGTTAAAAGATAATCCTGATATACAAGATAAAGTTTTAGGTGAAAAGAAAAAATATTTTAAATTTTTAATGAGTCCAAAAAGAGGTGATAAGCAATTAAATGCAACAAACGCTTTAAAAAAAATTATTAGAGAAGATGGAACAGAGCTAACATTAAAAGAATTAGCTGATAAATACAAAGATGCCAATTAAGAAAGGAAAATCTCAAAAAACTATTGCTGGAAATATAATAATGTTGATGAAAGAGGGTAAATCGAGATCAGAGGCTGTTGCTATTGCTTTAAGTAACGCAAGAAAAAATAAAACAGCTAAAAAACGTAAAAGGAAGTAAAATATAACTAGTTACACTTTCCACTATGTATGGAAAACGAAAAAAATCAAAAAAAACAAAAAAAACAAAATGTAAGAAAATAAAATGAAAAAAGGATCTAGGGTAAGTTGGGTTTATCAAGGTAAACGCACTTTTGGCAAAGTTACAAGTGTAGCTGGAAAAAGGGCTACAATAAAAGGTCCTTCAGGAGGCACCGTCACTCGTGTAGGTACTGATGATGATCCTATAATTAGAATTATTTCTGAAACTACTGGCAACGCAGTTTTGAAGAAAAGGTCTCAGTTAAGGTCAGCACCAAAAAAGAAAAAATGAGATTAACTGACAAACAAAAAAAGCTTTTAAAAAAACATCAACAGACTCATGGTCATACAAAGGCCCATATGGAGTATATGAAACGTAAGATGAGAGAAGGTATAAGTTTTACAAAGGCTCATAATATGGCAATGAATAAAAAGGGAAAATGACAATTAAAAAGGGAAAATGACAATTAAAAAGGGCGGTCATATTTTTAAGGGTTTAAATCAACCAATAAAGACTCCAAACCATAAAACTGGAAAAGCTGGTGCAGTTGTCGTTGAAATAAATGGAAAACAAAAGCTTATAAGATTTGGTATGCAAGGTGCAGATAATAAACCTCGAAGAAAAGGAGAATCACAAGCTGATAAGGATAAGAGAGCAGCTTTTAAAGCCAGATTTGCAAAATTAATTGCAAAAGGTCCTAGCAGTGCAGCTTATTGGGCTGACAAAACACGATGGTAAGATAATATATATATTAATTATTGTTAAAATTATTTATGGCGGAAGAACCAATTAGACCAAATCCCTCACATCAAGAAGTTGAAGCTTTAAAAGAAAGTGTAAAAAAACTTGAGGCTAATAACAAAGCATTGATGGAGCAATATGGAAAAGCAATGGACAAAGCAAAGGCAATACCTGATGATGTAGATGTCAACGCTTTAATTGCATTTAAACAACAAAAAGAGCAAGAGGAATTAGAAGCTAAAGGAAGATACGAAGAAGCAATTGCTAAACAAGCGCAGCAATTTCGAGAAGCAGAAGCAATGCAAAAGCAACAAATTGAAAAATTAATGGCAGAAAAAAGACAATTAGAGATTGAGGCTCCAGCAGTTACAGCTTTAGCTGATGTTGTACATGATCCTAAATATGCTCTTAGTCATATAAATAAAGAACAACTATCAAGAGACCCTGACGGAACAGTTGTAG